CTTCTTGTGGCTATAATAAATATCCAGATGTTCTTGAATTTCATCATAGAGATGCAGAAACAAAAGAATTTGATTGGAAAAAACTTCGTCAGATGTCTTGGGATAAGGTAACAAAAGAATTAGATAAGTGCGATATGCTCTGCGCTAACTGCCATAGAGAGCGACATTACGAAATATTTTCTCTAAATAAAAAATAGAATGTATTCTATCTATGTGAGAAATATTTTTGAGAAATTCGGCGTGGAGTTTTTTATTTTATGTTTAATGTTAATGATTTGTTGGAGCGGGGCACAAGAATTGGTCAAAATAGTAATTACACATTTAAAATAATTTTTTTTTAAAATCATATTTTTGTAAATAATAATTGAAATATCTAAAGTTCTAATGTAAAATACTATAGATGAAAAATGAAAATAGAATCAGCAAGATTTTAGAGAAAAGAGTTCTTAAAGACGAAGATCCTAAAACTATAGCTCAAATAGATAAGTTTTTAAATAATCTAGAAGTCGTTTTCGTTAAATGGGCTAAAGCTCATCCCAATTGGAAAGAATCAGAAGAATAATTAATTACTGTAACTGGTTTAGTATCAAGTAGTTACAAAAGATCCCTCCCTGCCGTCGTAAGTCGTTGACCATCAATGAGATTTAACTAAAGATTTTTCTTGTGAAAAAGCAAAGGTATGGTATATTTAACCTATGAACAAAATCAAAAACGCAGTTATATACTTAACCTCATATCTGAAACACTTCGTCCTTTTCCTTTTTGGGCAAAGGTATTTAATCGAATACAAACCTTACGGCAAGGATGATGTTTATACTTACATCATCAGCAAGCCTTCGTCCCACACGATTAGCAAGGCTGGCAACAAACTCTTTACGAGTTTTTGCTTCTCTGGTCGTATGGATTCTGGCGTGAAGCAATTCCGCTATGATAGAATTACTGGCGGTCTCTCACCAGTATAACAACAGAGAGATTAGAGGGTTTATTATTCTGTTCCCTCTATTCTTCATATAGAAAGGGCGAGACCTAAAAAATCTCGTCTTTTTTATTGCACATAAACAAAGTTATGTTAAGATAGTTTTAGTTCTTTTCCGCAAGGTGTGGAGTGACTAACCCATTAACGCCCTTGAAACCCCAATGCCCAGAGTCTGAGGCAAGTAGATGTGGGTATATATTCTCTTTGATTCTAGAGCAGAGAGAGCGGAAAGAATTATTTATTACGCCACTTTTCTCTGTGATAGCAAACCCAACTTAATAAAGCTTTTTCAAAACCAATATCTTGACCAGCTTTTTCGCTTTCAATCCATTTATGTTTTAATATCTCTTCTCGTTCTTGGATAAATTTTTTGTAAAGAGCAGATGATTCGACCAAGCCAGATACTTTCATTAATTTATATTACACTATATTGCTTTTAAATCAAGATTTTTATCTCTCTTATAGTCAAAGACTTACAACGCAAGGGCCCCTGCCTTTATAAGTTGTTGATGGTGAATGAGATTTATTAGTAGACAAAAAGATAATTTCTGATATATTTAAGCTATGAAAGTAAACGAAATTATCACTGAAAAATTCATCGAAGCCCTCAACAAAGGAGTCATCCCTTGGCAGAAGCCTTGGAAAGTTTTTGACCTCTGCAATGGAGTTTCCAAAAAAGGTTATAGGGGCATCAATCAATTCTTACTTCGCATGGTAGCTTCTGATGATTTCTTTTTTACATTCAATCAGATTAAAGAACTTGGCGGAAGAATCAAAAAAGGTGCTAAGTCCCATATGGTAGTTTATTACAAACTATTAAAGAAGAAAGATGATGAGTCGGGTGGCTTTCCTCTTATGAGATTCTATAAAGTTTTTGGTTTGAGTGATATTGAGGGCATGAAGTGGAAACAGCCCGAAGTTAAGAAGTTGGATTTTTCACCAGTAGAAGAAGCAGAAAAGTTAATCAACAAGTGCGTGATTCAGATTAAGTATGGTGGCAGTCGTGCCTGTTACTATCCAGAAGATCATAAGATTGATTTGCCTCCAAAAGAAAATTTCAACAGCGTTGAGGAGTATTACTCCACAGCATTTCATGAGATCGGCCACGCTATGCATAAAAGCACAGGCGATAATGTTAAGAATGGTTTTGGTTCTCAGAATTATAGCAAAGAAGAATTGACCGCAGAGATTTTTGCGAGCCTCTGTCTTAACTTCTGCGGAATTGATTCTGAAAAATGTTTTAACAATTCTGCCAGCTATCTTTCTAGTTGGTTAGAAGTATTAAAAAAAGATACAAACTTTATCATCTCAGCTTCTAGCAAAGCACAAAAAAGATTTGACGCTTTTATTGATAGAAAAGAAAGCGAAGAGATTCAAGAAGAAGAAGCTGTAACTGCTTAAGTATTAACTACTTACGCAAGCGGGGTCCCTGCCTTCGTAAGTCATTGATAGTCAATGAGATTTAACTGTAAAAAAAACTTGTCACAAGAAAAAAAAGTGTTAATCTAATTCTATGTTCAAAAACAAAAAACAAGCCGAAGAGATTGTTGGCACACTCTCAAAACCCTCGAAGATGCCTGGATATGCTTATTCAACTCCTGCCAAGCGTTGTCTTATCGGGCAGAAAATGCGGAATGTTGTAGGAAGCATTTGTGCTTTTTGCTACGCTCTTAAAGGGCGTTATGTTTTCCCCAATGTTCAAAAAGCTATGGAAAAGCGTTTCGCTTCTCTTACTAACGATTTGTGGGTAGATGCTATGACTTATTTGATTGGCAAGGTTAAGAATCCACATTTCAGGTGGCACGATTCAGGAGACTTGCAAGGTGTGTGGCATATTGAAAAGATTGTGAAGATTGCAAAGAATCTTCCGCATATTTCCTTTTGGTTGCCCACAAGAGAGTATGCTTTTGTCTCAACCTATATTGAAAAAGGTGGAGAAGTGCCAAGCAATCTTACCATTCGTTTGTCTGCTCTGATGATGGATGGCCCCGCACCCGTAGGAATTGCACAACGCCTTGGCTTATGCGTTAGCGGTGCGAGCAAGTTAGGAAACTTTAACTGCCCAAGCTCTAAACAAGGTAACAAGTGCGGTGATTGTCGCAAGTGTTGGGATAAAAATGAGTTTGCAATCGACTATAAAAAGCATTAAGATGTATAGGTGACATTAATATTAATTTGTATAGGCTTATTATTATCATTCTTAATCTAAAATGAAAATTGAAAAATTATTAAACGAAAACTTAGAATCTTTTTATCCTTGGAGCGACAACGATAATCCTCCACTCGATACGAATAAAAAAACCTTTGTAGAAAAAGAAAAAGAAACTCTAGAAGATTTTGAGGGTTGGCGAGCTTGTATGTAAAAAACTCTCTGTTGTAAGTCGTTGACCATTAACGATTTACAGCCGCAGGGAGGTTGCCGCTGTAAGTCGTTGATACTCAGAGACTTAGCGACGCTCTATAATTGATTTTATCAAAGCATAAATTAATTGCACAAAAACCAAACCAAAGTATGCCCAAACACAAGTTAAAAAGATTTCCATAATTATTCTCCACAAATTTCTGGATCACCGAAGTAACCATAGTCCTCATCTGTGCCGTGGCCAGCAGAAGCCATAGCAGAATCATGGTCACCATCCATCGACTCATCAGGTTCACAAGATGATTCTGAAGAGCCAATGATAAGAGGATCACTTTGCTCAGAGTAAGACCGATGCACAAGATTGTTAGCCATATTCTCCTCACGAATATCTTTCAAGATATCACGCACATCTAACACGCCCAGCATATGCTGGCTCATCCAATCTTTGAGAGAGGCTTTGTAGTCCATATTATTTGACCTCCACAAGAGTTTCGTTGGAGTCATAGACTCCAGACAACGCATCGAGCATCGAGTTAACTACATCATTGGAATTGATGTAGTCAAAGAACGCATTAGCGTCCACATAGGCTTCCTCGCAGGTTTCCGTCGCTAGGTGTTGGATTTCATTTGTCATAAGTTAAATGTATCACAGATTATTTTTAGATCAACATTTATTTTCAAAAAAATTGAATAGAAGAACCTCTAATAGTAAATAGGAAATAGGTTAATAGTAAATAGCACGATCTTTCGCTTTCATTCAGTTTTATGTTGAAAATCATCATTTGTAAGTCATTGATAGTCAAGCACTTAGGCGGGGCGCCTCCCTGCGCTTGCAAGTCGTTGATACTCAGGCTCTTACAAGAGGTCTCTGAGATTCAAACAACTCGCAGAAAGATAGTAGAAAAATCTCTCTCGTAAAAAGTTTTTCTGTTCACCATTTTTCACGGCGAGTCTATAAGTTTTTTTATTTATTTTGAAAAGTATTTTTTTCATTAGTCTCCTTTGTATTGTCCACCGCTATTATATGCTTCAGAGATTCCAGCAGAGATTCTTTTAGTTGATTTTACTTTTTCTAAAAGTTCTTCAGTTGATTCAACTTTTTTGATGTCGAAGTATTCTCCAACGCTTGTCAAAAGTTCGTATCCACCCGAAAGAGTCCAAAGCATTAGATTCTTTAAGAAAGGTAAGTTTGGATAATGGCTATGTTCGGTAGCATCAGCATACCAGATTTCGGTTTCAGTAGTTTCACCACCGATTCTCCAAAACGATTTGTAGGAAACTTGTATAAAGTCTCCTGCTTTGATGTTAAGTGAACGGAAAGCCTCAAGTGCTTCGTTTTCTTTGCGAGCATTTTCAGCTCTGCGATTTTGCATTTCTTCTCTGAATTGTTTCATTTGTTCTTTATTTCTTTTCATATCTTTAATCTATCACACTTTCCTATTTTGTCAAACTTTTTTTCTCTTTGATTATTAACGATTTAGCGATACCATACAAGAGAATCTGTATCGACATTATACAATCCGCTACGAAGATAAATGGTTGTCCATTTACCTTTATCCTCACCTTCGAGGATTTCAGCAGTTGCAGTCATAGTTTTCCAACCGATTGTAGAAGGGAAAACCTTTACGAGTAGTCTTTCGTGACCATATCGAAAAGTATTTTCATCTGTAGTTAGTTCTTTATTTATTGTTATCATTTATTTATTTTCCTTTACTAGTTTAGCATTGTTGAGGTTGATTGTTCCAACCTTATCTTTATCTTTACCTTCTAGGAAGGTTACAACCGCAGTATTTGCAGAAGTTTTATAAGAAACTTTTACTAAAGTTCCTTCGTATAGGTAAACATCACCGAAGTATGTTGGTGTGTTGTTAGAGTTAGTTATGATGGATTCAGTAGTATCCATATTTTTACGCATATTTTCACGCATTTGTCTGCGGTGAAAATTCCAATTTATCATTTTATTCATTTTATTTATTTTCTTTCTTTGTTATTTGTTATCTTTTATCTTATGTATATAGTTTACCACAATTCGTCCAAAAGTCAAATTATTTCTTCAATTTGTTTTTCGTTGATTATCATAGAGTTATGATGAGCAACTTCAACTTTGTGTTCATATTTTGCGAAACTTTCATCGAGTCTCTTTTGGGATTCTTCAACGGCTTTTTTGAGGTCAGCCGAAGCTTTGTCTAAATTTCCGAGGAGGATTTCTAATTTTGTTTTTCTTTTCATACTCTTAATTTATCACATTTTGGAAATTTTGCAAGATATTTCTTCATTTAAATCTCGTTCACCATCAACGAGTTACGACGCAAGGGACCCTGCCGCCGCAAGTGATTGATATTCAACTACTTACAACTTGTAAAACTTGTGATTGCGTATTGTAGCCACTAGCCTTGCGTCCCTAGCCCACTTAGGAGCAACGCTGATGGCGTGGTAATGGTTTGCACCCTTTACAATGTCTGGCATCTGTTTATGGATGACTAGATCAGCAAGGTATAGAGCGTTCTTACCTTGTGCTGTTGCCAGTAGCTTCTTCTTGGTGGCTTCACTTACTCCACCATTCCAGAAGCTGAATTGCTTAGGCGATAGGCATACTTGCCTAGGCGTTTGCTTACGCTCTATAGTGCGTGTCTGTATGACACTAGCAACACCTGCCATACCCTCAAAGGTCTCGCCCCTAGCTTCGCCTAGTATTGTGAGTGCTACAATGAATAGTTCTGCTGTCATAGTATTAGTCCCTTCCGTTGCTAACTGCACCACAGTAATCACTAGGCTTCTCTGCACTGATAGTGCCGAGGCTATACCCTTCGGAGCTACTCGCACCCCATAGGAAGCAGGTCTGACCCATAGCATCCACTATGCTCTGTGCCTTGGCCTTGGCAAGGTCAAGTAGTCCACCTTTACGCCCCTTGGCGTTGATCTTATTGATCAAGCTATGTAACGCAACCTTGGTGAGAGCGTGCATCACATCATCTGGATGAGCGTAGAAGTAGAATGCTTTGCCGTTGCCCATATCGTGCAATTTGCCGTTAGTCCCTTCCCAATTATAGATGCTATTGAAGAAGTGATTGATTTGTTTGATGTTTCCTTCGAGGAGGTAAGCATTGTTTTCGCCGAAGGTTTGGTAACTGATTTTGAGGTTTTGTTTCATTGGTCTATATTGCCTTTCTGTTTATGTTTTGTCAACTATTATTTTTTAGCTGTTGCCATACCATAGATGCCGAGGATAAGGCACCCAATGGTAAGAGCGAAGATGATTTCTATTTGATTCATTTAGTCATCGCTTCCTGATGGATAGCTTCCACCTTCTCTGCGTGAGCTTCAAGGGTAGCGATAGCCCTTGTAGAGGCATCCTTAAGCTCTTGGCTAGTCTTGTTGAGGTTGGCAATTAGTTGTTCGTACTTACTTAGTTTTTTCTTCATAGAGTTAATCTATCACAGAATAACAATATCGCAAGATATTTCTTCAGTTAAATTTCATTGATAGTCAACGACTTACAAAGAGGCTAACCCGCCCCATGTTATTTTTCTTTCATTTTTAGTCTTAATTCTTTTGTTCGTTTTTTCTGTGAACGATTTTGCTCTTATCATTTGGCTAATCAAACTGAATGAGAAGCATTTTAGAATTAGGCCACCCCATTTTTGAAAAAAATGAACGACTTCAATTTTGAAAACACACGAGGGGGTACTAATATCATTCTCCCCTTATTAATTAAAGTATTTATAATATACCTATACCCACCCCCTTTTTTAAAATGTATTAAAATTCATCTATAAACCATATAAAATGAAAATAAAAAAATCCACGGGGCTATTTTTATATATAACTCTTTTTATATATACTACCAGTGTAATAAATAGTATATGAATTTAAACTATAAAATAGTACTATTAGTAGTTGGATTAGGAACAGTTTTCTTTCTCTTATCACAAAAACATAAAAATCAAAATAAACCAAATCAGAAGCAAATAACAGAAGAAGCAATAATTATTGATGAAAAAAAGCCAAAAATCGCCACGCCCGAGGTTTATATTTCTAGGCCAACCCAAAATGGGCTAGGTATATCCAATAACTGGAAAAGCAAATAATTAATGAAAATAATAGATCAAGATTTATATAAGCCATGGGAAAATAGCGGCAAATTGCCTGAAAATTTTTCAGTAGCAGATGCAGATTATTTTTGTCCGACATTAGACATATTAAACAATGAGTTATTTCCTAAATACTGGAGATGGTTAGCATCTATAAGATTAACCAAATGGATGCATAAATGGGATTGTGATAATTTTGCAGATTCTTTTAGATTATTTTGTTGTGGATATTACCAACAAGTTATTGAAAGTGATGCAAATGGCATAGCTGCAGGAGTAATCTATTACAATGCTGTTGCTAAAGCAGAATCAGGAATATCTGGAGGTCACGCAATTAATATAGTATACATAGATGACGGCAAAAATCCAGATGGATCAAATGCTTTTCATGCTGCTTTTATAGAACCACAAAACGGACAAATATATCAATTAACAAAAGAAGAATTCGATAGTATTTGGACAGTATATATATAATATGTTTAAAAAAATACTAAATTTATCAGCTTTTTTATTAGCAGGATGCGCAGCTTTCTTTTCTGTTAAAGGTATAGCGTTACTATTCTCAGCTAGTTTCTGGAGCGTTGGCATTATGGCAGGATCTCTTGAAATAGCTAAATTAGTATCTGCAAGTTATTTATATCGTTATTGGAATAATATAAATAAAATATTAAGAATTTACATGTTATCCGCTACAGTTCTTTTAATGGGAATTACTAGTCTGGGTATTTTTGGATTTCTTTCAGATGCATTTCAAAAAAACTTTTCTCAATATAGTTTAAATATTAATAAAGTCCAAGCTTTAAAATCTCAACAAACTTTTGTAATATCTCAAGTAGACTTCAATAAAAGTAAACTTAAAGATTTAATAGAACTTCAAAAAACATATCAAGGGTCATTAGACAACGCTGTTAAACAAGACGTAGTTATAACAAAAACTAGTAGTGGCGGATTTTTTAGTTCTGGTAAAACTGAAAAAGTAACAGATAGCAAATTATTAGATAGTAAAAATAAAATTATAGAAGGTTCTCAACAAAATATTAATAGCTTATTTAGTCAAATAGGTACTGTTTCTTCTGAGCTTCAAAATTTGGAGCAGCAAGCTTCTAAACTAGCCCAAGAAATTATGATACTAGAAAGTGATAATACTAAAGGAGAAATTGGTACATTTAAATTCGTAGCAGAAGCATTTGGATTAAAAATAGAAACGGCAGTTAGATTATTTATTATACTTATTGTTATAGTATTTGATCCATTAGCAGTAGCTTTAGTAATAGCTTATAATAGTTTAATTCATAAAAAAGATAATATAGCTCAAAAACCAATAGAAAAAATTGTAGAAAAACCAGTAATAAAAATTATTGAAAAGATAATAGAAAAACCAGTAGAAAAAATATCTAAAGATTTAGATATACAAACTGATGCAGGAGAGAAAGAGCCAAATAGAGCAAATTATAGCCCTAAAATTGCAAGAAATAAATCTGGCCAAAATCTTAACGAATATTGGCGAGGAAATATAAGATACAAAAAAAGATAACTATTTTAACTCTTCAAATTTCTCAATAATATAAGCTAATATATCATTTCTCATAATATCTTCTCTACCAAATTTAAAAGTACATATCCCTTTGTCATAGCTTTTCTTATCATCAAATAAATTGAATATTTTATCAAAACCACTATTTTTAATATCAGATTGTCTAATATCTCCAATTAATATTAATTTACTAAACCTACCCATTCTAGTAGTAATAAGTAATAAATCGTGAACGCTTAAATTTTGAGCTTCATCACAGATAATATAACTAGCATTTATACTAAGCCCACGAAGAAATCCGACTGGTAAACCCTTAACTCTTTCTTGCTTTAATAGCATTTCAACTTGCCCTTTTGGTAATAGCTCATGGAGTTTATCCATAAGTGGTTGTAAGTATGGATCAAGTTTACTATGAAGATCGCCTTTAAGAAAACCGAGATTATGAGTTGAACTTTCTACTGGATTTCTGACATAAAATATTTCGCCAATTTTTTTATGATTTATAGCGTTTAGAGCTGCATATACGCTAAGTAAGCTTTTAGCTGTTCCTGCTGGACCTTTACAAAATACCATTTTAGTATTCTTATCTTGTAATAATTGAATAAATTTCTTTTGATTATCGGTCCATTGTAATTCACGAATATTCAAAAAACCTTCAATTTTATCTCTTTGAGGAACTATTGGGGATTTGTCTTCTTTTTGTTTATTTTTGTTTTTTTTAGACATTTATGATTAATATATATAATATTACACAAGAAAAAAAAAGTGTAATATAAATATATGATTAAGAGTTTTTTTATTAAAAAGTTAAAGGAACTTAAAAAAGAAGCTGAAAATAATATTACAGCTTCTAGCGAAACTTCTGATATTGAATTTAATTTTGATGTCATGGTTGCGGGAGATTTAGCTCAAGCAATTCAATATATAGCTGATCAATTGCAATTCGTATCAACTGCCTCTTCCTCAGCTAGTGGTCCTAGTAGTGGCCCTGCTGTAGCTTCTGCTGTTTCTGCTGTTGCTGCCGTTGCTTCTTCCGCTTCTGCCGCTGCCCCTTCTTCAAGTTCTTCTTCTTCACCTTCTTCAAGTTCTTCTTCAAGTTCTTCTTCAAGCTCTTCTTCAAGCTCTTCTTCAAGCTCTTCTTCGTCGTCGTCTGTTTCTGCTGCTGTTTCTGCTGCTGTTTCTGCTGCTTCTGCCGCCGCAGCCGCTCCTGCTTCTGTTTCCGCTTCTTCCGCTGCTTCTTCCGCTGCTTCTTCCGCTGCTTCTTCTGCCTCTTCTGCCGCTTCTTCTGCTGCAGCTGCTGCTTCTTCTGGTGCTGCTTCTTCTTCTGGCGCTTCTCATCCAGAAGGGTCAACTACTGGAAGCGGAGGAGGCCAACCTCCAACACCAGGAGCATCGGCTTCATCTTCATCTTCGGCATCTGCCGTAGCTGCTAGTGGACCAAGACCACGTCTTTAAAGAATACGTGAATAAAGATAATTTTCTTAAAAGATTAAAAGAACTTAAAAAAACTGAAACTGATATTTCAATTTTCAACCAAACTTCTGATATTGAATTTAATTTTGATGTTATGGTTGCTGGGGATATAGCTGAAGCTTTGCAATGGATCGCTAAAGAACTTCAATTTACACCTCCACCACCTCCACCACCTCCACCACCTCCACCACCAGGAGCCACACCTCCACCACCGCCACCAGGAGCCACACCTCCACCACCGCCACCAGGAGCCACACCTCCACCACCGCCACCACCGCCACCACCTCCGCCACCACAACCAACAACTCCTCCGCCTTCACCTCCACCTCCGCCTCCTCCTCCGCCCCCACCCCCACCACCTAATCATCCAGAAGGATCAACTACTGGAAGCGGAGGGGGACAACCTCCAACACCACCCCCACCTTCACCTCCACCTCCGCCTCCCCCTGGACCAAGAATGCAGCCTCCAAAAGTTAGCTCTTTAAATCCAGGATTTTAAAAAATTATTAATTCAATTGAATTAAATTGTTTTTTATTTAATTTTTCAAAATTGCCTAAAGCATCAAGAAATGTATATTTTATTTTATTAGAATTATCTCTATAAAAAATTACATTTAATACATGTCCATCTTTAGAATTTATTTTATATTTATTTAAATAAACATTACCTATCGCTATAGAATTGGCTTCAGATTTTATATATTTAGCATGATATAAATTTGCCATTACTTTATATGATTCTGAATTACTTCTACAATTCCAAAGTCTATCATTTTTTATATCAAATCCAATTATAAATTTATTTTTATGAAAAGAATTTATTTCATAAATCTCTTGTAGGGTAGGTAAATAATATTTCATTTTTGCAAACCCTAAAAATGGTTGATTTTCGTCTGTAACGAATACTTGAGCTATACGCTTTTTATGTATTAACACAATATATATTACATCTTTTATATATTTATTTTAACTTTTTTTAAATACTACATATAATATAAGATGAAACAATATTGTCTTAAATGCGGAAATCCAACGGAATATTCATTAGTAAAACCCCAATTTTGCAGCAAATGTGGGCAAAATTTTACGCAGAGTATTTCAAATACAGTAAATAAAGTAGAAAATATAAAAATATCAAAAATTCATATAGAAGATGAAGATTTCGATGGATCAGATTATAATGAAATTACAAAAGTGCCAGACATAGCATCTCTTGAAATAGAAGAAATTAGCTTTCCACAAACAAAAGGCGAGACGCTAGGCTCTATTATCAATAATTCTAAATCAGAGAATAAAACGCAAACGAAAAGAAAAAAAGGTAAAAAAATATCTAAAAAAGAACAAAGTAAAATATTAGATGAGATTCTTTCTGAAGGTAAATCATTAAGATCTAAAAAATGAAAAAAACTAAATTTGAAGAGAGGATCTTAGAAATAGATAGAGAAATATTTAAAAGAAAACATAAGTGGAGCCTCACATCTTTAACTTGGATGGATTTTAATGATGTAGCTCAAATTCTGAGGATTCATATAAATAATAAATGGAGTCAATATGATCAAGCCCAACCACTCGCTCCATGGGTCAACAGAATTATTACTAATCAAATTAGAAATTTAATTAGAAATCATTACGGAAATTTTTCAAGACCATGTTTAAAATGTTCAGCATTTGAAGGGGACAATTTATGCTCTGTATATGGCAAACAATCTGGTGCTTGTTCCTTATATGCTAAATGGTTAAAATCTAAAAAAAATGCATATGATACGAAACTTCCAGTAAGCATAGAAAATCATTTGCAAGAAGTTCACAATAAACCTTCTGAAAATTTGAGCCTAGACCATAGCATTAAAGAGGTTCATCATAAATTAAAAGATAAATTAAAACCGAATGAATGGATTTATTACAGTAAGGTATATATAGAAAATCTTTCAGAAACAGAAGCGGCAAAAGCGCTTGGATATAAAACAACAGAAAAGAATAGAGACGCAGGATATAAGCAATTAAAAAATTTAAAGAAAAGCATTATAGCAAAAGTTAAAAAAATTATTTATAATGGAGAGATAGATATTTAATGAGTGATGAACTCGTAATCTTAACGGAAGAGCAACAATTAAAATTATTAAATGAATGGAATAGTCGTGTAGATAACCCACCTTCATTAAATGATTTAGTTAAATTAGCTTTCAACAGAGAGGATCTAGACGGAAGAAGCAAAGAGGGCAAAGCTGTAAAAGCATTTCTTGCATCTAGACAAATTAAACCTAAAAAGAGCCACGAATACCAAGCTAAAGGATTAATAGAATTAACTCAAGAGCAAAAAGAATATGTTAGCAATAATTGTCATACCATGACTGGATTAGAAATGTCGAAAATTTTATTCAAAAATGATAATCTAACTAATCTATCACAAGAAACAAGAAGCGTTCTTGAATATATGAAGAATATACCAAATAATATAAAATTTAATAATACAGAAAATGAAGAAGTCGCAAATGGACTTTATAAACCACCCCGCAGCGAAGAAAGAGCTATCGCCAAAGTAAATAAATATGTTCTTGATGGAATAGATAAGTCTAAGATAAATCACAAACAAAAAAGAGAAGTTAACTCATTGATTGGATACATGAATACTTTTAGATTTTCTCATCAAATTAACCTTTACGATAATGAAGCGGATAGAGAATTATTTGAAAGCAGCTTTATAAGATATACTTACGATAAAAGTGACTTAACTCAAGAAGAAGTCGATCAATATATAGTTCTTTGTACCGAAGTAGTAATATCTTCCAGCATACAACAAACAATCAATGTATTGCAAAATCAAATAGATTTAGCTATTCAAGACGATGGGAAAATACCAATGGCAATAGTAGAAGCCAGCAATACAGCAAGAAAAGAATATAATGATTGCGTTAATCGTCAACAAAAATTAAATAATGATCTAAAAGTTAAAAGAAGCGACAGATTAAGTAAACAAGTTAAAGATACTGCTTCCATAATTAATCTTGTTCAAATGTGGAAAGAAGAAGAGAGTAGAATGAAACTAATTAAAATGGCCGAAATGAGAAAGAAAAGCTTGGAAAAAGAAATTGATAGATTGTCATCTATGGATGAAATAAAATGTAAAATTTTAGGAATCTCAAAAGATGAGATTTTAAATGGATGAGCGTAATATGTAAAGTAGACGGCAAGGAGTTTAAAGATGAAAAAAGCCTTCATTTTGCTCTGAGAGGTTATGGTTTAAATAAAGAAAAATACTATCATAAATATTTTCCTAAGAAAGACTTGCTAACTGGAGAAACTATTTTATTTAAATCTAAAGATCAGTACTTTAATAGTGATTTTAATGATAAAAATAATATGAAAAAATGGTTAAAACAACAATCCCCAGAAAAAGCTCAAGAATATTGCAAAGACCTTTTGATTAAAAGAAAAAAAGAAAAAAATATAATATATTCACCAACTCAAATTGAACTCAGAACAATAATGAGTCCTTCTATTATTTTTTATAATAAAATTTTTGATGATTATTATGATTTATGTTCTAGCATAGGATTAGAAAATAAATTTATTCACCCAAATAATATCACCTCTCAATTTAAAAATAAATTGACGAATAAAGATGCAATATATGTCGACACGAGAGAACAGAGTTGGCTTAAGTTTGATATTCCTTTTGAAATTAAAACTCTTCCATTCGGAGATTATACATGCAATAAAAACTCCACATGTTATGTTGAAAGAAAAAGTTTAAGTGATTTTATCAGTACTTTAAGTGCTGGAAATTTTAATAGATTTAAAAATGAAATAGATAGAGCTCATAAAAATAATTGCAATTTAGTAGTTATTATCGAAGAAAAACTATCACATGGTTTAAGTTTTCAATATTTGCCACATATAAGCAAAAAAATCAAAGCCACGCCAGAATATATATTTCATAATGTTAGATCATTAACTCAAGAATATAATAATTTACAATTCTTATTTGTAGACGGCAGAGAAGAAATGAAAAGAGTTATAGAAGCAATATTTGCTAGTGACTTTTTTTATAAAAAAATTGATCTTCAATTAGCTTATGACTTAAAACTTTTATGATTGAATGTCCACAAAAATATTTAAAAGAGATAAAAGATGTCAACGCTGAATTAGCGGAACTAAAAGGTTTCCTTAATGATAAAGAAGCTAAGATTAGTTTAGCAAAATTTTTAAGAGCTAATATAGGATTTACAACCGAATTAATAAGCGGAGTCAAACTTGCACCTTATCAAGAACTGCATGTTAAAGCATTCTTTAATCGTAATTTTAATATGTGCGTTTTTGGTCGTGGCTGCGGAAAAAGTTTTATGGCAGCAGTATTTTGTTTTCTTCAGTGCGTATTCGAACCAAACACAAAGATTCTAATCGCAGGTCCAACTTTTAGAACAGCTCGATTTATTTTTAATAATCTAGAAAAAATAGTCAACAGTCCAGGGGCAGATTTATTATCTCAGTGTTTTGGAGCAAAAGCGAAAAGAAACGACCAATTTGAATGGCAAATAAATGGTGGGAGCATAGTTGCAATTCCATTGAATGGTGAAAAAATTCGAGGATTTCGTGCGAACATCCTTGTTCTTGACGAATTTCTTTTGCTTCCAGAAGAAATTATTAAAAATGTATTAATGCCATTCTTAGTTGCTCCACAAAACATTAAAGAAAGAATGGAGATTAGAGAATTTGAAGATAAATTAATTGCAGAAGGAAATATGAAAGAAGAGGATCGAATGGTTTTTGAAAATACAAGTAAAATGTTAGCTTTTTCATCTGCAAGTTACACCTTCGAAAATCTTTATAAAACTTATAATGAATGGTCAGAGAAAATTGTATCAAAAGACAAAGGAGAAGCCACGTACTTTGTAAGTCAAATGAGCTATGAAGCTCTTCCAGAAGAAATGATAGATAAAACAATTATCGAAGAAGCCCAAAATGGCGGAGCAAGTCATAGTAGTTTCCTTAGAGAGTATTGCGCTAGATTTACAGATGGTAGCGATAGTTATTTTAATGCAAAAAAAATGGAAGATTGTACCTTAAAAATAGGTGAAAAACCCCATACATTAATGAAAGGCGACAAGGATAAAAAATATATACTTGGTATTGATCCTAATATGAGCGATAGTCCAAATGCAGATTATTTCGCCATGGCAATAATAGAAATTGACAATGAAACGCAACACGGAACGCTTGTGCATACTTACGCTGGATTAGGAAATTTAAAGAATCACGTTAATTATTTATATTATATATTAACAAATTTTAATATTCATCTAATTACTCTTGATAACGCTGGCGCAGATGTTTTTCTTGCTGCTTGCAATGAATCAGAGATATTTAAAAAAGAAAAACTAGAAATAAAAATATTCGAATTTGATAGCGAAGTAGATGGGAACGATTACAATTTAATGGTTAAAAATGCTAGAAGAAAATATAATCTAGAAGATAAAAGAATAGCTTTTAATCAAGTTTTCACTAATACTTTTATAAGAAAAGCCAATGAATATCTACAGGCTTGCATAGATTATAAAAAAATATGGTTTGCTAGTAAGACTTGTGGCAATGATGATTTTTTTAACGAGCAATTTAATTCCAATATTAATATAGATTTAATTAAATCCCAAGATAAAAAAGAATGGTCTATGCTCGATTTTATAGAAAATCAAGACGATTTCATTTATCAGACCAAAAAACAATGCACTCTTATAGAACATTCATCTACTGCTAGAGGTACGCAATCTTTTGATTTACCACAACATTTAAAAAGAAGCTCTTCTGCTAATAAAGCTAGAAAAGATAATTATTCAGCACTTTTATTAGCAAATTGGGGTTTAAAGTGCTATAATGACATGATGAACCAGCCAAAAGAAGATATATCCACTGGATTTCAACCTATAATGATTAAATAAGTGTAATTTTAAAGTAAAAATGAGCAAAAATAACAAAAAAAATACGGAATCCATACCTTTAATGGCATATGGTTCAGAGAAACAACTCACAGCTTCAGAAATCAGAGGCTCTTCTACTTCGACTAGAAGAAACGTCGCTGGAAATATAGAAAGAACAGATAGATTCGCAAATATAGATAAAGGAATTATACCTTTTAGATATTCAAATTACGCAAATAACTTATCCACATTAGATGTTAGAGACGCAGTAATATTATGTCAAAAAGCATACTATAATGTAGCAATTTTTAGAAATACTATAGATTTAATGACAGAGTTTTCTAGCAGTAAAGTTTATTTAACTGGAGGAAGTCAAAAAGCTAAAGAATTTTTTCAAGCATATTTCAAAAAAATTAATCTATCTAGTTTTCAAGATCAATTTTTTCGTGAATACTATAGAAGTGGTAATGTTTTTATTTATAAATTTGACGCAGCAGTTACAGATGATCAACTTAAAAAAATTACTCAAACATTTGGAGTCAGTAAATTGTTATCAGATGCTTCAGTTAAACTACCAGTTAGATATACAATTTTAAATCCTTCAGATATTTATGCTGGCGGCGCAATTAACTTTAATTCAAGAAGATTTTATAAAATACTTACAGATTACGAATTAGAAAGACTTCGTAAACCTAAAACAGAAGAAGATCTCGAAGTATTAGATACCTTAGACCAAGAAACTAAGAAAAAAATAGAGAATAAATATAATGGTGCAGTTTTTATAAATTTAGATCCAGATAAAATGGTGGCAGTTTTTTATAAAAAACAAGATTACGAACCTTTAGCAATACCAATGGGGTTTCCAGTTTTAGATGACATTAATTGGAAACTTGAAATGAAAAAAATGGATATGGCTGTCACAAGAACTACGCAACAAGCAATTTTATTGGTCACTATGGGGGCAGAACCAGATAAAGGTGGAATTAATCAAAAAAATTTAGAAGCCATGCAAAAACTTTTCGAAAACCAAAGCGTTGGAAGAGTTCTTATTGCAGATTATACTACTAAAGCTGAATTTGTAATTCCAGATATTGCAGCTTTAATTGGTCCAGAAAAATATCAAGTTGTAGATAGAGATATTCAAATAGGATTAAATAATATTTTAATTGGAGATGAAAAATTTGCTAATCAAAGTATAAAAGTTCAAGTCTTTATTGAAAGATTAGAGCAAGCTAGACAGCATTTTATAAATGAATTTTTATTACCAGAAATTAGAAGAATTAGTAAAGATTTAGGTTTTAAAAATTTTCCAACACCTCAATTTGAACAAATTGATCTAAAAGACAACGTGCAATATGCCAGAATCTTTAATAGATTAATTGAATTAGGAGTGCTAACTGCAGAAGAAGGAATTAAAGCTATAGAGACAGGAAGATTACCAGATGAAGAAGAATCTAAATTGGCTCAAGAAAAATTCAAGCAATTAAGAGACCAAGGATATTATCAACCATTAATTGGTGGAGCACAGCAAGGAGCAGGAAGACCAGATGGATCTACAGGAAGTCCTCAATCAACTAAAAATGTTAAACCGATTGGTACATCTAGAGCTTTTTCTGTTTTAAAAATTAAAGAAAATATCTTAGCCGTGCAAGATCTTGAAGAAGAAGTAAAATCTGCCGTAAGGAAAAAATTTAATGTTAAAAAATTAAGCAATCAACAAAAAGATCTAGCTGAAAAAATATCAGAAATTATTGTAGCAAATGAATCTCCTACGGATTGGAAGTCTTGCATAGGAAATTACATAGATGATCCAAAAGATAAAAATCAAAAACAAATTAATGAAATTAATGAAATTGGCGCAGAGCATCAGGTTAATTCATATCTAGCAAGTATTCTTTATCATAGTTCTACAGTGTAATCTCTCTTGAGGTTTAAGGTATGCCAATAAGAAGTAGAACATTATATAATGTACAAGGTTTATTTGTGGTTCCATTTTCTGGAAATTCTAAAAAACCATATTTAGATAACTATAAAATATTACGACCAATTATAAATTTACAAAATATAGACTATTCTATTCGTCAACCATCTATTAATTTAATAAGTTTTGGAAATAAAAAAAGCGTTTTTAGAGGAAGCAGTGCTCCACCAGAAGTAACATTTCAATTTACTTATTTATCCGATGGAGTAACTAACGAAAGAAGGCTTGATTTTAATGCTTATACATTTTCTGATTCTCCAAATGTTTCTATGCAAAATAATGCTTTTACAGATTTAGATGCGTCTAGCTTTAAAGATAAAAAAGATTTTTATCTAATAGTAAACAAATCTGAAGAAGATATTTATAAAAAAAATTCAATTTTAAATGATGAATTTTACTATCCATCAGGGATTAATAATATTATAGATGAAAAATCAATAAATTATGGTTTATTGCATTTTCAAAATGCTTATTTATCAAGATATAATTTTTCTTTATCTCCTACATCGATAGGGGTAGTCTCTCAAGAATATTCTGCAGAAAATATAACTTTTTATTCTAGTGGCAGTGGAATAAATTATACTAATTTGAATTTAAAATCTGGTACAACAGAAATTCAACCAGATAAAATTATAGTACCAAGATCTGTTTCTGGTTTAAGCGGAAAAAGTTTTCTATTTAGTAAAGATGCTGCGGTATCTTTTTCTAAAAACATAAATAGTGGAATTTTATTTGAGACCGATATGATTACCAGTTTAAATTTTGGATTAGAATTTGAAAGAGAACAAACCTCATCAATCAATTACAGACTGCCAATTTCAAGGAATTTAAAATATCCTATAAAGGGGAATTTTAATGTTTCATTTAATGTTACTGGAGAATTTACTGGATCATTTTTTGATACATTAAGTCAAAATATTGATTATACTATTTTAGTAAATTTTAATTCAGATCTAGGTAATAATTATAAAACTCAATTTTTATTTAGTGGTTGCAGATTTAATAACATTAATTATAATAATAATATTAAAGACAATTTTAAAAATGCAACATTAAATTTTGATTTTGAACAAGATTTTGGTAATAATTTTAGAGGATTATTTTGGAGCGGTAATTCCGAATGGGGTACGGATCAAGGAAATGTCCAAGGGTCAGAGCAAGAACTGACTTTTGAACTTTTAGGTACAGAATCTGGTATAGATCATGATCTTTATTGGGTTAATACCTATATATTAGATTAAGTATACGTGTAAAATATTATATGGCAAATAAAAATGTAAATACTTTCCAAACAACAGGGTTCATAGATTTAAATACATCTGCTTCATTATTGGGCGTTGTAAATGGTGAGTTAAAAAGATTAAATGCAGGTAGCATTTCAATGTTAAATCTTACTGCAAGAACTGGAACTTTTTCTAATGGTTCAGTATCAGCAGTACCATTATTAAATAATCCCTTATCAGTAGTTGGTAGCGGAAATAGCTATATGCAACTTAACATTCAAAATCGCTCAAGCGGAACATTTGCTAGTGCAGATCTAGTTATAACAGCTAATAATGGAACAGATAACGCTAATTATATTAACCTTGGCATAAATAATAGCGGATATAATGATCCAGCGTTTACTAATGGAACTGGTCTGGATGGATACTTATTTATAGATGGTGGAAATTTGGATATTGGAACAAGAACAGCTGGAAAAAGTATAGAATTTCACGCTGGAGGAACTACAGCTATAAGCACAATAGCAAGAATAAGTGAATCTGGAATGAATATGGTAAGTGGAACATATAGAGTTAATAATGTGCCATATAATACTTTTACAATTCAATTAACTCATTCAGCGGATGGTTATAGAACTGGTTTTAACTATTTTGCAATAAATGATCTTGGATATAGTCAGGCCGCAGCAGGTTTAAGAAGAAGAGTTCCGATTGCTGAAACTTGCCAAATTAGAAAAGCATCATGGACCCATTTCATTGGCGTAACAGGTACTCCAGCAAATACTCCTTCAACTGGATATATTATTAATACTTCAACGGTTCCGCCTCAAACAGGAATAGTAATGACAAATTTAGATAGTTCAAGTGAAACTACACCATCTATTTATATAACAAATTTCGCTAGTCCAATTAATATAACATCTGGAGATTTAGTTGTAGCGGCTTTATATGCTAGCGGGTATACAACTTATCCTAATTTAGTAAGAGATACTATCACATTATATTGCTCTAATTAATATTAGATTTTAAAAATATATAGTATTATAATATAGTGTAATATATTATGAAGACTATGCTATCTAAAATATTTGGCACTAATTGGAGATCTAGCTCATCTGGAATAGCCACAGTTGTAGCAGTTACCACAGCAATAGCAATTCATAGCGATCCAACTTTAGTAGCTTTTCTTCCTGATAATGCGGAAGTTTATATTACAGGAATTTCAAAATTAGTTGCAGTTGTCAGTGGAATTATTTTTGCATTAACAGTAAAAGATTCAGTAGTTACTGGTGGGACAGTAGCTTCTACAGTTGAAGCAGAAGAAAGAGTACATTCACATGGAGAAAATATATGAATAAATTACAATTAGGTACTGTTGCTCTTTTGAGCGTATTTCTTGGCGCTTGCGCTACAACACAAACTGGAAAAGTTGATGTTGAAACAAGTGTTTCAAATGTACTTCCTTATGTCAAACCAGCAGTTATTCTCGCATGCACGGTAGTTCTTGATCAAGCTGTTTCACCTGAAGATAGAATTGAAAAGGCTAAAATGATTAACCATGTAGCAACTATCGTAGAAGGATTAACTGTTGGAACTGCTCCAACTCCAGATCAACTTAAAAAAGCGTTAACAGATTATCTTCCAGAAGAAAAAACTCATTGGGTTAATTACGTTAATGTTATTAAAGACATTTATGCCCAACAATTTTCACGAATCGATGGAAATACAGCTTTAGCGATTAAAATTTTAAATGCTATCGCTTCTGGATGCAAAGATGCTACTTCAAATTACGTTACGAATGGTCCAAGACCAAGACCAACAAATTCCGTAGCGTATTTTAATGGACCGAGAGTTACAAATTGTTTAATAGCTTATAATTTTAAATAAAATGCCAACTGGAATAATCCAAGCTTTATTTTCTGCTATATCTGGAATATTCTCAGCAATAAATAATGTATTTGGCGCAAAGAATACAAAAGAAATGAAAGAGCGTCAAGAAGCGCAAAAAGAAGTTAATTATCAAAGTGAAATAGAAAAAGAAGTGCAGGAGAAAAATCTTGAAGAAGTTCGTAAGCGTATTAGTTCTTAATTCTTTTTTAATTGGTTGTGCGACAGTAACACCAGATAAAATACAAGATGAAAAATCTTCGTATGACGGAAGTACTCCTAAACAATATGATAAAGATAATGGTGGATTAATTTCTTTTATTGGAGACGAAGCGGTTATTACAAATCAAGCCAGAGAGCGTTACAATAATTTAATTGGAATGTATAGAATCAAATTCAAAAAAGAAAAAGCAATAGATCTAAAAGAAGATTCTGGTATTAAAATTTATAAAGATAATTTTGGAAATAATCTTTATCTAATCGATAGTGAACATCTTGTTTATTTTGGAGTTCTTAATAGTTGGTTAAAAGAAAAAGTATCTCAAGATAATATACTAGACAAGACCATAGATAAAATAAATAACTAAAAATAAAATGCCCTCCACATTCTTTTTTAGTGATGGTTCAACAATTACGAGTTCTAATACAACTATTACTAGCTCTAGCTATAATAATCAAAAAAGTACATTAATTAGTGCTAACATCGGAAATGAAGCGACAGTAATTGGCAATGCTGCGTTTAGTAGTTGCACTAATTTAACAACAATAACACTTCCTAATGGACTAGGACTTATTGATTCGAGTGCTTTTTACCAGTGCACTAGTTTAAATGGCATAATTATTCCTAATAACGTTACTATCATTAGGGGTAGTGCATTTTACGGGTGCACTAGTCTATCTACTTTGATTCTAGGCAGCAGAGTAAGTATTATTGAAAATTTTGTATTTGAAAATTGCAGTAGCTTAATTACTCTTACGATTCCAGCTAGCGTCACAAGTATTGGATCTGTAGCATTTGGAAATTGTAGTAATTTAACTACTCTGGTTATTAGCGATGGCGGTAATTTGGTCCTTTCAACATTAGTTTTTAGATATTGTACTAGTTTAACGAATATCACTATTGGTAATAGTTTAAAGATTCTATCAAACGGAACATTTCTTGGTTGCAGTAGTCTAAATACTATAAACATTCCAAACCATGTGACTAGTATTAGCACTCAAGTTTTCCAAGATTGTAGTAATCTAGCTACTGTGACTATTGGGACTGGAGTTACTAGCATTGGTGCTTATGCATTTATTCGTTGCACCAGTTTAGTCAACATTAATATTCCTAATGGTGTGACAATTATTAACGATAACACTTTTTATGGTTGCACAAGTTTAACCAACGTTACTATTCCTGACAGCGTAACAACTATTCAAATTTTTGCATTTGGTAATTGCTCGAGTTTAATAAATATAAACGTTGGTGCATCAAACGTTAATTTGTCGAGTCAAGACGGTGTACTTTTTAATAAAAATAAAACTACTATTCAAATATATCCTCCAGGAATACCTGGAAGTTACGTTATACCTAATAGCGTTACAACTATTAAGATTGCTGCATTCGCTAGTGCCAGACTTCTGACAAGTATTACTATTCCAAACAGCGTCAAGTATATCGAAGGTAATGCATTTGGTGATTGCACAAGTTTAACCGACGTTATTATTCCCAACAGCGTGATAGGCCTTGGGTATAGTGCATTTCTTGGTTGCACAAATCTAAAAACAGTTACAGTTTCTTCTAATATTCCAGACATTCAAAATGATACATTTTCTAATTGTACTAGTTTAACTAGAGTTAATTTTCTAGGAAATGCTCCGTCTGAGGGTCAAGATGGAATCTTTAATAATGATAGCAATGATTTAAAAGTTTATAGATATTCAACAAAATCTGGCTGGAGTAGTACTTTTGGTGGTAGAACTGTTTTATTAATAGACTCACCTATTGATCAAGGATTACAAACTTTTGGATTTCCAGATACTAATTCTGGAAAAATTTCAATTAAAAAACAAAATGCTGGTGGTGGAAAAATATCATTATATAAAGCCCCACCTAAATTTTTATATTTTGGCGTACCATTATTAGTTAGCAATTTACCATCTGACCCCAATCCTAGTTGTGATTTTTCAGTATTTAATACAACATGGATTTATTTAGGTGCCCCGAGTTTTAGATATAGACCAATAGATAATCTTAGTTATCATATAACTACTCCGCTAACTCCAGAAGGATATGGAGGAAATGGATCTTATGACATAAGAGGCTCAGATGATGTATTTTTCACAAACAGTTATAATAATAGTGATAAATTTCCATCAGACAATTGGCAATTAGCTTATTATCTTATTAATAATTGCTCACAATATACAACTGCTCCAATATTTGTTTTGCCAAATCCTAATGCAGTTATTTTATATGAGTCTGGAACTGGAAATTCTTTAACATACTCTGGAGATGGATTAAGTAGTAGTCATTTTACTGGATATTTACTTGGAGGAGGACAAAACGATGGAAGCTGGACGGTAACATTTAAAATCAAAAAAGCAGGAGTACTATATTATAGTTTCAATCTAGAATCTGAGGGTGGTTATGATTACGCTTCTTCAAATGTTAACGGCAATACTATTTTTGCAGAGCAATCTGGATACGCCCAATCAAATGGAAATATAAATGTAAATATTGATGATATAATAACAATTACTTATTTTAAAGACAGTAGTGTTTCAACAGGATTCGATGGAATTGGATTTGATTTTTATATTGTATAATTTTTATGCTGTCAAAAAAATCCTTAAATCTTATTCTTGAATTCGAAGTTGGCGGTGGCGAAAACTATTATAATAAATTTTTAAAAAATCCAGCATGGCCAGGAGAGCAAAGCGGAGTTACAATTGGTATTGGTTATGATTTGGGCTATGTTAATAAAAGTGAATTTAGCGAAGATTGGAAAGATCTTCCTAAACAAATTTTCGATAGATTATATAAAGTAGTTGGTATTAAAGGATACAATGCAAAGAATCTTATTAGAGGATTAAAAGATATAAATATTCCTTGGGAATTATCCTTACAAGTTTTTAATAATAAAACTGTAGTTAAATTTTGGAATTTAACAAAACAAACTTTTCCTAATTTTGACAATCTTCCAGAAGACGCAAAGGGCGGATTAGTTAGTCTTGTATTCAACAGGGGAAATGCATTAGAAGGTGATCGTCGCCGTGAAATGAAGTTAATACGAGATGGCATGAAATTAGTTTCTAGTTTTGATCAAAAAGCTTTAACTTTTATCGCTAACCAAATTAGAAGTATGAAAAGAATATGGATTGGTGGAAGTATAGAAAAGGGCATGAGTAGAAGACGAGATGCAGAAGCTAAAATAATAGAAGAATCATTAAAAGTGTAATACTATTTGTGAAAAAACTAATATTAATATTACCACTATTTTTATTAATAAGCTGCTCAGAACCAAATTTAGATAGTAGAGAATTGCCAACTAAATATCCAGAAACTCCAACAATGGGTTCAGCAGATGATGTTACTAAAGAATTATATAAGAAGTAATTTTAATTAAATAAAATGCTTTATAAGTGTATAATATATAAATGAGCATAGATAATTTAGATAATTTTGGCTTTGAACCAATTAATCAAAATAAGAATATTTCTAAAAATCAAAACCAAGATTTAAATACTTCAGATAAAGCTGTAGATTTTTCTAAAAAAGTTATAATAGCACTTCAAGCTAAACTAAAAGAGCACAACGCCTCCAATACCAAAAAAGTAACATTGAAACAATTAAAAAGTGTTTATAGAAGCACCTCTACAATATGCAGCGAAAATAAGGATCTAGGCGAAGTTGCCATGGCAAAAGTTAATATGTTTTTAAGAATAATGAGTGGTGCAAAGGTTAAAAATTTAGAAAATAATATTTCTAAAGCCTCCATTAATAATTATCTTGTAGAATCCACTCTTGATCCAGAGAATGTAGATTTTGATTTAGCAAAAGAAGATATTAAAAAGCATGCATTAGATTTTTTTAAGTTTTCTCATGCCGAAGAACTTTATCTAAATGATGAAGAAGATCGTATTTTTTATAAATTTTAATTATGAACACTAAATATACAACTTCATTTTCTAATTTAAAAATCAAATCTATCGTATCAGAAGAAAAAGATAAATACTTATCAATAGCTTCTTTAAATGAACTTAGAAAATTTATACCAAATGTAGATTCTGAAAAAAATATAGATCTACTACCTATAGCTTTTGACGCTTGCGTTGTTAATAGGGTAAATAAAAATGGAGATGTTATAGACGCTTCAACAGCTAAAGATATTTTAAATAATTTTATAAATAAGCCAATAAACGTGGAACATGACAGAGGAAATGTTATTGGAGTAATACTAAATGCTAATTTTAGTAAATTTGGAACAAGTGAAAAAATAGATTTAGAAAAAGAAGAATCATTAAATCAACCATTTAATATTACTCTTGGTGGAGTAATCTGGAAGGTGGTTAATCAAAACTTAGCTTCGTTGATAGAAGAAAGCAATGATCCATCTAGCGAAAAATACATGACCATATCCGCTTCTTGGGAATTAGGTTTTAATGAATATGAATTAGTATTACTAGAAAATGATGAGAAAAATATAGAAAATGGTCAAATAATTTCAGACGCAAAACAAATAGAGAAATATTCACCAAAATTAAGAGCAAATGGTGGAAATGGTAAAATTGATAATAAATTTATATATAGAAAAGTTGTTGGTAACGTTATTCCATTAGGCATAGGTTTAACACTAAACCCAGCAGCAGATGTTCAAGGAGTAGCAATTAAAAATAAAGAAGACCTAAATCTTTCTAATTCTAATAATGAAGTATTAGATATAGAGTCTGATAAGGATATTATAGAAGATGAAAATAATATTTCCCAAACAGATGAAAATAATGTAAAGAATGAAGGAGTTATAAAAAGAATATTTATGAAAATAGAAAATATCAATCAAATTACAGACGAGCTTTTAAAGCAAGTCGCAGCTTCTAGCATTACTGAATTCATTGCTGACGAAATTAAGAAAGCAAGCGAATCTTTTGTAGTAGAAAAAGCTGAAAAAGACAACGCTATTAAAGCCGCTCAAGAAAAATATGAAACACTTTCAACAGAAAGCGCAAAAGTTAAAGAAGAGCTTGAAAAAATTAAAGCTACTCTTTCAAAACTAGAAGAAGAGAAAGCTGCGAAAGAAAAAGAAGATGCATTCAATATTCGTATGGCAGCTCTTGACGAAGAATATGAACTCAACGATGAAGATCGTCAAGTTCTAGCTTCTGATATTAAAGATTTAAACGAAGAAGGCTTTGCTGCTTTCATGAAGAAAATGTCAGTTCTTATGAAAGAAAAAAATAAAGCAGCTAAGAAAGCCAAAACCGCAGCTAAAGCTTCAGAAGAAGCTAAAGAAGTTGTGGCATCAGTAGAGACTTCATCTTCTGCAACCGAAGTTGTAGAAGAAGTGATAGAAACAAGTAAGCTAGAAAAAGCTTCAATACCAAATTCTTCAACAACCACAGAGCCAACCCTAAAAGAAAAATTTAGCAAAGCTTTCAGTTTAGAAGGATTTGATATAAAATAAACTAAGGAGAAAAATATATGGCAAATTTAAAACCATTTAGAGATTATAACGAGCATGATGTTATTAACATGTTCGCTTTTGATGGTGCCCCAGACGCTAATGGCGTTATTGCCACCAAAGGCACTGTAGTTAAAATTGCAAACGCCAATGGTGTTCAACCAGTGAGCACATCAGCCCTCGGTAGCGAAGTTGTTGAACTTGACCTACCAGCAGGTAACACATATAACAATACTGTATCTTATCGTTACAGTGCAGTACCAAAAGTCGCAAAAGCAACTTATACCGATGTACCACTCGGCATCACACTTTATGATGTTCGTGAGCTTGATGAGAATGGCGAAAAACTTTCTTACAATCCTCGCAAAGCAGCAGAAATGAATGTTGTTGTTAGTGGACAAGCAGTACCAGTTCTAACAAAAGGAATTCTCCTTTATGAAGGACTAAATACTACCTTGATTCCTACATCAGCCAGTGCTGGCGATACACTTTATGTTCACAGTACAGCAGGTGAACTTTCAACACTTGACGCAGGAAGCGCTCCAGCAGTTGGCAAATTATTGGGCAAACCAGTATCAGTCAATGGCAAAGGCGTTGCCCTAATTCAAGTTCAATTCTAATTTTAAGGAGAAATTTAAAAAATGAAAATTAAACTAAAAAATACACCAGAGCAAATTGAGCTAATCAAAGCTATGGGTAGCAGAGATAATGCTGCTGCAGCAGAAGCAACACAAGCTTTCGCAGCCTTTATTGGCCCAGTAGTTAGCAAAGTTCTAATGCAAGCTGGAACAGCAAGCGCTATTTATAGCGACGCTCCATATGATGAAGATGATAATCCAAGTATTCCTTTGGATCTTTATTATGACAAGAATCAAGATCATGTCACCGTTTGGAGTCAAAATGTAGCTGGTGGTTTACCATCTTCTACAGTAGAAGGCTTCAGCGAATTAAAAGTTTCTACCTATCGTTTAGATAGCGCAGTTAGCTTCTTAAAACGCTATGCTCGCCGTGGTCGTCTCGATGTAGTAAGCAAAGCAGTAGAGCGCATGACAAATGAAGTTCTCGTTAAACAAGAACGTAATGCTTGGGCCGTAGTTCTAAAAGCTCTTGCAGGCGCTCGCACTGGTTCTGTTAGCAATAACGGAGTAACTGGTGGACACGTTGTTGATGCAACAGCGGAAGATGAGTTTCAACTTAGCCATTTAAATAAGCTAATGACCCTAGTTAAGAGACTAAACACCTCTTATGCTAATGGTTCAACAGCCGATGTTTATGGATTGACTGATTTGTTCGTCAGCCCAGAAGTTAAAGCTCATCTTAGAGCATTTGCTTATCAACCAATTGGTAAGAGCGATACCACAGATCTTCCTGCTAATGTTCGTGAGGAAATTTATCGTGGTGCTGGCACACAAGAAATTTATGGAGTAACAATTCATGAATTAGTTGAACTTGGAGTTGCTGGTAAGTATAGCTCATTGTTCAATGCTCTAAAAGGTGATCAAACCTTTGTAAGCGGAACAGATGAAATTTTGGTTGGTTTAGACCTATCAAAAGAATCATTCATCCGTCCAGTTGCTCGTCAATCAGAATCAGGTGGCACATTCACCGTTCTTCCTGACGATCAATTCGTTGCTCGCTCTGAGAAAACTGGATTCTATGGTTCTCTCGAAGAGGGTAGAGTTTGTATTGATGCTCGTGCTATCGTTGGAATTCGTCTCTAATCGATAGTTAGACTATTATAAGTCGGCGGGGGTTTAAATACCTCCGCCGATTTATTTTTTATACAAATCTTTGGATTTCACGTATAATATATATGAGTGTAACGCCATTCAAAGGAAAAAGGAGAAATATGAAGAAAAAGACTAAATTAGACAATCTTTCCCAAACGCACGGAAAAATAGAGAAATATGAATGTAAAACCTTAGATCAAATCTTAGGTGACGATGGTACATCTAAATACAAAACTTTAGATTTAGAAAAGTATAAAGAATATTTATATGATCTTAATAAGAGTGATTTGCAGTCACATGCAAGTAAAATTGGATTACTTCCAATAGATAACAGAGAACTACTTAGCAAAAGATTAATAAAAGAATTTGAAAAATATACTTCATCTTATAAATTACCAAAACTTGAAGCTAGAGAAATTAAATTAGATAAAAAAGCTCGAGATGTTTTAGCAGAAGGTAGATAATTTATAATTAAATTATAATTGCAGTGTAATTGTATTATATGGCTGGCTCACATCATATAAATGCAATTCAAGGCGATCATTTACAAATTAATTTAAAAGTAAGAGATAGTAATTGTAATCCAATTAATTTAAGTGGTTATGATGTTCGTGGAGAAGTGAGATATTCTTATGGATATACTGGAGCTTCTGGTTTATTACTTGATTTAAATCCAATAGTTTATTCTGGCGTAGGTGGATCGTATTATCCTTCTGGAGTTATAATTATAAATATCGATTCTGTTACTATGGCGAAAATGCCAGTAGGAATTTTTGTTTATGATATAGAAAGATTTCCAGAATCAATGCCAACAGGAAATTCTATGAAATTATTAAAAGGTAAATTTATTGTAAATCCAGAAGTAACAGTAAATAATTAATTTTATGTCAGATATAGAGTTAAGCCTCAAAGACCCAGAGCTTATAGATCTTGGTTGTACGAAAGTAATAGTTTCTCAAGGCCCTCAAGGTTCTATTGGTCCAACTGGGCCTACTGGACTAGGATCAAATGGTTATACTGGTCCAACTGGAGAAGGTTATACTGGTCCAACTGGAGAAGGTTATACTGGTCCAACTGGAGAAGGTTATACTGGTCCAACTGGAGAAGGTTATACTGGTCCAACTGGAGAAGGTTATACTGGTCCAACTGGAGATGTTGGTCCGACAGGTGAAAATGGAATTAGTGCACTTTCTTGGACATACAAAGTAAACACAAACATATTTAATGTTGACCCTGGTAATGACTACCTAAACTTTAATGCCGAACCTTTTACTTCGTCTACACAAATTAGAGTAGATGATAACCCTTATGGACTAAACACAACTTTACATGATTTATTTTTAAGTATTCAGAGTGGTTATTTAACTTTAACAGAACAAAGTAATCCTTCAACATATGCCACTTTTCAAATAGTTTCCTGCGTAGATGGCACAGCTACAAATGAGACTGAAGATGGAAGTTATGTAATTTTCAACGTATCTTTAGTTAGTACATATGGAGTAATAAATAACGAAGATTTTGTTACCCTATCTATCGGACTTGTTGGTTCGCAAGGTGACACAGGTCCTATTGGACCAACTGGCGAAGGTTACACTGGAGCAACAGGACCTGGAATTGAAAATATAGAAAATATTATTTATACAACTGGAAATCAAATCAAAAGTGGTCGTTTAATAATTGGCAATGATGCAGGTAGCATCGTAGATCCAAATTCTCCATATACATTAAGTCTTCAAACAAATAGCCCACAAACTTGGTTAGAAATTTTAAATAATAGTGGTACTAATAAAGGGGTATTTTTTGGAATACAAAATAATGATTTTGAACAATATAACTGGCAAGCTGGAGATATAAAATTCTTTACTTCTGAAAATTTTTCTGATGGAATCGAAAGATTAAGAATAAAAAATGATGGTAAAGTTGGAATAGGAATTGGCGCTCCATCTGAAAAATTAGAAGTAGTTGGAAATTTAAAAGTAAGTAATAGTGGATTTTTTACTAGTGGAATTAAAGTTGGAGATAGTTCGATATATATAACAGAAAATCGCATTGATGGAGGATACGCTCAATCAAATGGAAATCTAACAGATGGATTATTAGGAATTCAATATGATGGTTATTTTGATAATGATCCAATGTGGTTTAGCACAGCTTCTATTAGACCAATAATAACTCAAATAGGATTAGCTGGATCATCACCAGGAGTATTAAACGGAACATATACCGAAGCAGCAGAAGGCTTATCTTATTTTACGGGCGATAATGGATTCAATATTTACTATCACCGTGTAAATCCACCATATGAATCTTATTGGTACGTAAATAGTACAAACGATTATTCTTCAACTTACTATACATCATATGATTTAGAAACATGGCAGACTGGAGCCTACGGAGAGATAGCGCCTACAGCAAATATATTACAAACTAAAAATTATGAAAACGGTATTGAATTTGGTAATAGTCGTGGTCTTATAAATGGAACTTCATCAGAATGGGTTGGATATTTTAGAGCACCTGAAACAACTAATTATAGTTTTAATTTAAACGCAGATGAAGTTGCTTATTTTTGGACAGGAGACAAAGCTTTTAATGTCTATACTAGTGGAAATGCTGATGCTATTGCTATTGCTGGTGGTTCTTCAAGTCAAAGTACTGAGTTAAATTCTGGAGAATATTATCCAGTTAGATTACAATGGGGACACCCAACAACTCCAACCTATTCAAATTTGAGTCTAAGTGTTAACTATAATTCAACTTCTTTTTATAATTTTAGTGGATTATTTTTTCACGGGTCGCAAGGAAAGGGTTTTAATATAGACACAATAAGTGGTGATGCATATTTTGGTGGAAATATACAAAGTAACACTGCGACATTTAATAATCGCCCAACAGTAAATGGAACTGGAGTATTATTGAGTGGAGAAACTATTCTTGCTGCGCAAATTTCAGATTGGATATTTCCTACTACTTTACCAACAAGTAGTGATAATTTACCAAGTGGCGCTTTATGGGTAGATACATCAGCTGGAAATGTATTAAAAATTGTATTATAACTAATATTAGATTTTTAAATTATATACTTCAGTGTAATTAATCAGATGTCTTATCCAAACGAAATAAACGTTGAAGTTTGTTCTCCAATCACATCCGTAGAACCTGTAGAAATTCAGCAATCTGAAATAAAATGCAAAATAGATTCTATGTCTTCAAATTATCATGCTAGCGTTATTCTTGCTGGCTCCCAAGGTCCAGTTGGTAATATTGGTGCTACAGGTACAACTGGTTATACTGGTTACACAGGATATACTGGACCAATTAGTGATATTCCTGGACCAACTGGTACAATAGGTCCTACAGGATTTACTGGTTCTATTGGTGAAACAGGTCCAACAGGCGATACTGGATTAGCAGGAAATACTGGCTCAACTGGTCCAACTGGAAGCACAGGAAATATTGGTGCGACTGGACATACTGGACCAACTGGAAGTTTTGGGCAAACTGGAAATACAGGTTATACTGGAAGCACAGGAAATATTGGTGTGACTGGACATACTGGACCAACTGGAAGTTTTGGGCAAACTGGAAATACAGGAAGAACAGGACCAACAGGAAATACTGGACCAACTGGAAATCCAAGCAATGTAACTGGACCAACTGGAAATGTTGGAGCAACAGGTCCAACAGGAAGAATAGGCTTAATAGGACAAATTGGTGCCACAGGATTTACAGGTGATACAGGTTCTATTGGTCCAACTGGATCTACAGGAATAAAAGGATCCACAGGATCTACTGGGCCTACTGGTTCGATTGGAAACTCTGGAAACACTGGAGATACAGGTCCAACAGGAGAAAAAGGTTATACTGGTTCAATTGGTTCAACAGGATTTACTGGGAAAACTGGACCAACTGGATCTACTGGTTTAACTGGATTTACAGGAGATATAGGACCGACTGGAATAGTTGGTGCTACGGGACCAACTGGAAAAATAGGATTAACTGGTTTTACTGGAGATACTGGATTTACAGGATATACAGGATTCACTGGATTAAAAGGTAATACTGGAAGCACAGGAAATACTGGACCAACTGGAGAACTTGGGCCAACTGGAGAACTTGGGCCAACTGGAAATAGTGGTTTAAGAGGGCACACAGGAAGTATTGGACCGACTGGAAGAATTGGCTCTACTGGAGATACAGGCTACACAGGTCCAACAGGAGAAATAGGTTTAAGAGGAAATACAGGATCAACTGGAAGTACTGGTTCAACTGGAAGTACTGGTTCGATTGGAAGCACTGGCTCAACTGGAAGCACTGGGCCAACTGGAAGTACTGGTTCAACTGGAAGTACTGGTTCGATTGGAAGCACTGGCTCAACTGGAAGCACTGGGCCAACTGGAAGTACTGGATTTACAGGTTATACTGGGCCAATTGGATTAACCCCAAGTCTACCAGATACAATTGTTTACACAACGGGAGATCAAACGATTTCTGGATTAAAAACCTTTGTAGAAAACACAACATTTGGTGATATTGATCAAGGAGATTTTTTAGTTATTTCTGGTAATCAATTCACAGTTTATGGTAGTGGTAATTTTACTAATGGACTTTTTCTTAATGGACGAACAGTACTAACGGGGGTCAATTTAAGTCCATACGCTACAATAACAAGCCTTACAAACACGGGTTCAGCTCTTAATAGAAAAATTAATGATCTGAGTGGCGTTTCAGTATTGACATTTGGCGATCAAACTATAAGTGGAGTTAAAACTTTTGCCACAGGAATAGCAGTTTCTGGTAATCTTGAAGTTTCTAATGCTGGTATTTTTAATGCTCTTGATTTAAATAATATTGATACTCTAAGTATTTCTGGAGTAGATATAAATATTATAAATGGGGGAGTTAGTTTAACAAATCGTCCGACTGTTAATGGTACAGGAGTTCTTTTAAGTGGACAGAATAGTTTTATATTAACATTAGCTCACGCAAGCACAAATGATTTAGCTTCTGGTTATAATTATTTTGGAAATGCATTTGGGGCTTCATCATCTAAAACTTCTTTAGGAACTTCAAGAAAATTTCCAGTATTAGAATCTTGTACAGCTAGAAAATTTACTTGGACATATTTCGTTGGAACCACTGGTACTATAGGAGCAGGAATAAATGCAACTGGATTTTTTATAAATACAACAACAAGAACAACTGGTATTGCTACTACAGGATTAGATCTTAATAGCGATAATACTCAACAAATTAAAACTGGAACATTTTCTACTCCTATCTCAATAAGAGAAGGCGATGAAGTAGTTTGCGCTATACATTACGCAAACACCATAACTTCAGCTTCGCTACCAAGCGCAGTTCGTAATAATGTAAATATATACTGCTACAATTAATATTTGAAATCATTTTATTATTTA